GCCGCAAAAATTTCAGTGTCCGGGTGCGTCGCAGATGCGGAACCCATTTCGGCCATCAGCGGCGAATAGATGCCCCACTGGTCATCTTCAATATCGGTGCGCTTGACCGCAATCGTGCTCTCGAACTTCTTGTTTTTGAGCGAATAGCCATCGGCGCGCAGGTTTTGAATGGCGCGATCGGCGAGCCATTCTCGCAATTGGGGAAACTGACCCAGCCAGGCATAGAGGTTGGTGTCGGTGGTTGACGGCACCATCGTGGCGACACGTTCCCACATTGGAGCGACGCCGGAAAATGCCTTTTGAAACGCCGCCTTGTAGCCGGTGGTCAGGACGGCAATGTTGGCCTGATTGATGATCATGATGGAAATCCTCAGTGAGTGTCAGAATTCAGAGCGGGTTAGAAGCGCACCCAGACGCCATCGAGATCGACCTGGTGAACAATGCCCGCAACGGAACGGGTATTGCCGCCGCTGGTCGCCGCCACCGTCGCGTCGTCGAAAATGAAGCAGGAAGCACCAATCTGGGCGGGAAGCACCGGGTCACCCGCAGCGCTGGCAAATTTGAAGCAGCCGCGCTTCACCGGGACGTTGATTGCCCCGGCCGCGCCACCAGAATTGTCGGCTGTCATTTCGATACGGCCAAGGCCAACAGCCCCCACCGCCGGAGCGCCCGGCACAACAAAGCCATTGACAAGCATGGCCAAGCCGCCCTGCCAAAGTTTGACGTTTGCGCCGACGGGCAATACGCGGTTGACGCTCTCGGTTTCGATGGTGGCGCGAGGCCCGGACAAGGACATTTTGAAGCTCCGTTAAAAGATGCAGGCAGATTTCGGATAGGATCAGGCGGATTTGGCCGCCAGATATTCGGCCTCGGTCAGGCCCAGCGTTGCGGCGACATTGCGCTCCTCAGCATTGAGCGCGGTCTGCTGTTCCTGCTTTTTGGCGGGGTCGACGCCCGGCGTGAATTGCGAAGGCTGGGCAGAGACGAATTTTTTGAACTGCTCGAGGCCGTCATCGGCGCGGCAAGTGGAGAGGAAATAGTCCTTTGAGGCCGGGGCAATCTTACCGGTCTTGATTGCGTCATCGACGGCGGCCGAAATTTCGGCCTCAAGGCGAGCTTTCTTTTCCGAGGAAATCAAATTCTCGGCAGTGGTCGCCCGATTGATCGCCACGTCATACTCAGCCCGCGGCACGAAATCATTCAGGCTGGGCTGTTGATTATTGAGCGCGGTCTCGGCCTTGGCCTTCAGCGCATTCACGGCTGTGATAATTTCGGCATCCGTTGCCGTTGCAGCCAAACCAAGGGCAGCACAAAGCGCAATTTTATCCACGATCATTTCTCCGGTGTTGAGGTTTGCGTTGAGGGCCGCCATGACAAAATTCGGCCGGTTGACGAGACCTGCGCCGACGATGGCGATGACCTTGCCGTCTTTGGTGTGGGTGAAGGTCGGCGACAAAAAACGGTATTCGCGGGCAGCAATGGCCTGCGCGGCGCGGGGCACCCAAGTGACGCGCGCCCAGATTTCTCCAGAGCGCACTTCCATATCCTCGATCCAGCCGGAGGCCGGAGCATCCATGCCTTTTGCGGCAAGCCGGTCCTGTGCATGTTCCCAGTCAATCGCAATCGGCCCTTTGTTGGCGCGATAGGCGTTGATTACGGTTTGAGGATCGGACAGCGTCCAGGCGCGCCCGTCACGTCCGGCGATTACGGGACCGGCGGGCAAAAGCTGCACCCATTCGGGCGCACCGCTTTCGGATTGCAAAGCCAGTCCCAGCGCGGCGGCCGAATGAACGGCCGTGCTGCAGGAGGAAAAAATCAGGCTTGCGTTTGTTGTTTTCATGACGCCACAATGCGTGGTTCGCCAAACAAAAAGGCCGGTGACAGATGTCACCGGCTTGATAAATCCCGACAGACGGGCGCGCGCTCACTTTACCCCCGGCCAATAGCCGTTTGATACGGCCCTAAAACGCCCACACGGCTTTTAATTCCGTTTTAAGGAATTTTTCCGGACGTTGGGAGCAGCCGGAGCGTCGAGGCCGCTCCTTGGCCGTTTAAATTGATCTTGCAATTTCATTGATTTTTGGCGGCCGAAGGACTAACTTCAATTTGCGATGGTCGAGTAAGGAACTCTGGCCCTGCGTCACGTGGGATTTCCGCCCCACCGGCCATCGTTCTCAATTCTTCCTATCCCTGATCAGACTGCCGCGTTTCAGCGCAGTGGTTATATCGCTTGGGCTTGCCCGCCTGAAGCTGGTCAGATAAATTTCGTCAGCGGCAGTTGCCGCGCGCTTCAGCGCCGCCAGCCACAACACCCCGCCCAGATCCATTATAGCAACTACCTTGAGAGCGCCCTGCGAGTAAATCTGTCCGCTATCCAGCATGGTCTGCACTTTTTGATAGTCATCTGCGGTAACGCTCGGGAGCAAATTCTTTGAAACCCGCTTTCGCAACTGCTTTTTGGCTGTTGCCACCGACAGCCGCACAACCCGACCTGTCGCATCGAGTTGGGCGGCGACGTCCTCCGGCAAGACCGCAAACGGCACCGCCAGCGAGCCGCGCGCCTGATTGCTCGGCACCGCCTCGGCTGCGACCGGTGTTTCGTTGTAGGGCACTTCGCCCGACTGAATGCGCCGGAACAGCCATGAGTCTGCGAGGTCTTTTGTCGCGGTCAATCGGGCCTCATTGCTCATATTGAGAAATTTTCCGGCCAGAAAATCTGAAGCATTTTTCATGCGGGTCTTGCCCGGATTGTTGGCCCAGCCCGGATCAATACCGATCGGCACCCGCACAACCTCGCCAGTGCGCCGATTGACAAAACTCTGAGTGGGGCTGTCCGGCGCGGGCTTTGGCTTTTTCGGATCATAGCCGAGCTGCTCGGCCTCCCATTCGGAAATCTGCGCGACACGGCACTGGCAGTTCCAGCCATTTGGCGGATAGCGGGTGTCCCACCAGGGATCGTCGACGGGCAGGATCGTGCCCACCCATGACAGGTGCAATTCGCGTTTATGCAGCGCCGTCGAGATTTCATAGAGCAGATAGGGCAGAACCTCCTTGGTCTCCTGTATCTGTTCCCATTCCCCGGCCGCGCGGGCAGTGTTGACATTGGCCCAGTAGATCGTCTCCAGCCGTCGCGGGCTGCCCAACTGGACGCCGTCGGCCCGTTCGCCCCACCATCCCTTGGCTTTCAGGATCGGCTCGAGGTTGGCGCGGAACTGCTCAAAACTCAAATCCTCATGCAACGCCTTGGAGATTGCCGCCTTGATATCGCCGAGCACGTCATAACCTGCCGAGCGCGCCACCGTGAAGGCCAGCGCATGAGCATCAAAGTCAGTGTCAAGCCAATGCTCTGACGGCTTGAGAGATTTGGCATCGAAAAACCGGGTCACCTCTTTGGGTGGCCCGAACAATTGATCCAGCTTTTCCGGGTCGGCCATGTTTAGCCTTTACGCATTTGCTGCTGGCCAAGTTCAAACGCCTGTTTGAGCATGGCCGCCAGCGAGCCCTCAAGAGCATCGGGGCGAACTTTGCCATAGAGCTGATCAATCAGCGCCGAAAATTCCTCATAGGACTTGGCCTTTTTAGCCGCCTTTAAACCCCCCTCAATCAGCCCGTTGGCCTGCGGCTCCCAATCGGCCAGACCTTCGGCACGGATGACGTCGGTGGGATCGTCAACATGCGATGAATTATAGGCCATCAGGCGGCGACAACCGCCGCACTGGCAACCGTTGACGTGACTGTTGTTGAGGCTAGGCCCCGTCGAGAGCGCAGATTTATCCAGCTGCGGCGCTGCGCCGGTGGGGGCTTTCAGCAGCTTGTCGCCCTTTTGCGGTGGCGACAGGCCGAGCTTCGACATGATGTCGGATTGAGAAACTTCCAGCCCGAGCGGCACGAGTTCAGCCAGCGAGGCCGAGAGCACCTTGACGTCCTCCGGCTTTTTGACCGGGAATTCGATTTGCGGACAGGGCACGCCCAGCCCGTAATTATAGGCGACAAACCAGCGGATTAAATCACGGTTGACCGTCTTCGCCAGTTGGCGTGCATCTGCCTGTAAAATGTCGATCCGGATTTCATTGTGAATTTTGGCCTGTCCGAGCGAGGAGCCGTTGTCGCTGGTCATGGTTTGGCCAAGCACCAGCTTGGAGACCTGCTCATTGAAGAACCGCGCCGCATCCTCGAACGGCGCCTGGCTGTTGCCCTTCGGCTCGATGAACTCGATTTGCATGCTCTCAGGAATGACCGCCCCGGCGTCGGTGGCGATTTGCGTCACGGCCCGCAGCAAGGCCCGACGCTCATCCGGCGTCGCCATCGGATGATATTTGCCCACCCGCAACGGCATGCCGAACACGTCCATGAACGCCATCCAGTCTTTGACCGTGAATGACGAGAACATGAACATCCACGCCACCGAATAGGCGAGGCCCGCGCGGATCGGAATGCCAGCCTTGAGACGAGGCAGATGCTGGATAAATTTGCCGGGCGGGATTTCGACGCCGTCCACTGTGCCAAGTTCAGCCAGCCGAAGGGTCGAGCGCGAAATGAAGTCGAAAGTGAAATACTTCGGATCGCGCCATACGAACTCGCGCGGCCACCATTTGCCGTCGCGGGCTTCCCAGGCGATTTCGCAAACCGAAAAGCCTTTGGCCAGTCCGTCGAGCAAGTCTTCGGCCAAATCCGGGAAAGACGGATCTCTGACCAATGCTTCCACGTCCTCGAGCACCGCCTTCGGGACGCCCGGCGGACTGTCCGAGCTAATGCCCGGCTTGATCCCGTCCAAGGCCCGTTTGCGGGTGCCAACCACGGCGGCATAATGCGGGAACCGCTCCTCCATTTCTTCGGCGAGCGTCAGAAACTGGCGGATGTCCCCGCGCCGGCATTCGATCATGATTGAGGCAAGCCGCTGCGGCGTCAGGCCTGAAGCGACGGTTTCGTCCCAAAGCGCGCGGACGCCTGCCATTTCGGGGCGTGCCACCTCCTCGATGATCGGCTTGCGCTGCGCGGGCGAACCGTCCGGCCCCAGAATGGGCGACGGCCCATGCAAACCAATGTAGGGTTGCACCTGGTCTACCATAGCGATTTCTCCTTAAATCCGAGGTCATCCGCCTCGGAGCGGCTCAATGTGCTGGCGCTCTCATAGCCATAGGCGAGAACGGTTCGCCGGGAGGCTGAATAGGCCAGCGCGCAGGCGACACAGCTGTCGCCGTGGCGGTCTTTTTTGATGCCGGATTTAATCGCCGGAACGGTGGCCACACCGCGCACCACCTCGATAATTTTGAAATCCGAAACCGTGTCGGCATCGCGCGGCAGATCAATGGTTCCGTCTTCAAACGCCGTTTTCAGCGGCTGCATGTTCTCACGATACCACTCGACGGACAGTTTCACTTCGGCGATGCGCCCGACCGGCCCTTTGCTCTTGTCGAGCTGATTGCGGCCAAACCTTTGCGCCGCGTGCTCCGCCATTGACGCGCCGAGCCCTGTGGCATCGAGATCGGCCGCCGAGAAGCGCGGCAGTCGCGCCATGAGATAGTCCTGCACTTGAGCTTGGCCGTCGAACGGTATGTTCCGTAGTTCCACCACGAAGGGCGTGTGCCTTTTGAGATCGCGCTGCACGCTGAGCGGCCAGAAAACGGTAAGGTCGGAGACACGGCCATAATCGCCGCCCAGATAATGGGCCAGCATGGGATCGCAGGTTTTGAGCAAGGGCAGCAGATGTTCATTGCACCACGCATCAATTTCGGCCCGTCGCAAATGCTCCGGCCAGTGGGTGAATTCGTTGTTTTTAGCTAACCGAACAACCGGGATTTCCTCGCGGGTGCGGGCCTCGATCAGAGGAGCCGTCAACCATGCGCCGCCGCTCTCGGAGGGAATGCAGAACAATTCTTCATCTGCACCCGAACCGTAGACAGCGATCAGGTCGGCGCGCCACTTGGCCTCTTTTTCGACCGTCCATTTTTCGCCGGTCACCAGGCAAATGCGCTGATAGATGCCGTCGCGCAGAGCATCGTCGATGTCGACGCGCAAGATCGCATAGGGCAATTTACCGCCGCGAACGTCCTTCAAAACCTGATTGTAGGGGTTGTCCTCACCATTGTGTGTCGAGATGATCAGGACTTTACCGCCCCAGATCAGCAGTGCCATCGCCGCCTGCAGCACGCCCTTCAGATCGTCGTGGAATGCCGCCTCATCGATAATCACATAGCCTTGGCGACCGCGCAGCGATCGGGGACGTGAGGCCAGCGCGACAATTTCAAATCCGGAGGCAAACCGGATGCGGAACGCCATAATGCTGCTGTCCGGATCACCATCGTCGAACATGAATTCGTCGATGCTTTCGGTCACGGCAGAATTGAACACTTTTGCCCACATGGCCGCCGTATCGATAAACTCGCGCGCCATATCGAGGTTATAGCCGATGTAAAGCACGTCCATGCCGCGGGCGGACTTATCGGAAGCTGCGGTCAAAACGGCGTCGGCCGCTGCCGCCCAAGTGACGCCGGTGCGGCGGCTCTTTTCGACGATGGTGACCTGATTGATCGCCGTTGTTTCCAGCAGCTGCTTTTGATACGGCAGGAAGACGTCCGGCAGGCCGGTCATAATATTGGGCGAGATTTCGATGGCCGAGCGGCGGTGCTCGGCCCATTCCTTTTCAGTGATGAGCCGGGACATGGCTATGCTCCCTTTTCAGGGCGGCGAATGCCGAGCAGCGCGGCTTTGAGCGCGTCGGTGCTCTCCTGGCTAAGTCCTTTGGTTTTAGCCACCTGTTCAACGGCGTCTTCAGCCTTGACCTTGAAATCCTTCTCGATGCGCGAGCGGGTGTCGACGCTGATCCGTTTGGCCTGTTCGGCAGATTTCAGGGCATTGGCAAGATTGCCGAGCATTTCGGAACTGAACACGTCGGCTTTCGGATTGTCGACGCGCTCCAAGGTCTCATAGACCAGCATTTTAATGGTTTCCGAGACCAGCAACGTCAGTTCTTCGTCCGAGCCGTCCTCGAAGCGGTTGGCCAGAACACCGGCAATTTCGCGGGCCTCCGACAGGCGCGTCGACATTTTGTTGAGCCGCATGGCTTTGCGGTTGAATGCCGACGATGAAATCGGCTCAATGCCCTTCATGCTCAGGCGCAGGTTGAGGCTCTCTAAAATCTCGACCTGTGTTTTCTTGTTGGCCTTAAGCTGCCCGAATGCCCAGAGGACATCGTCCTCCGCCTCTTCCGGCAGGAGGTCGAGCGACGACAGCCGACCCCGTCCAACGCGCGCCATTATTCACCCTCCGGGTTCGGTCGCTTCACACCGTCCAGAACGATCTTGCGCGCCACATGATCCCGCCCGCGCTGAGTGACCTTGGCGATCGAGGTGGTCTCGAATTTCTTGACCGTCACCGCGCCGATGTCGGCGAGATAGGACAGCTCCGAGCGCACGAATTCGCGGCTGCGACGAATGCCGAATTCTTCGAGGAACCGCTCGAGCAGTGCGTCACTGAGGGTGTAATCCGGCGTATCATTGAGGGCGCGCAAAACAATATAGCGGGCCTCC